CTACAAAAGCTCCAGTTGGATAATTTTCTTCTTTCATATTCTTATTGTTTTTATATTATATCTTTGGTGCATAATGTCCGGCGGATAATCGACCTTTCGGGGAGATTAATCCGCTTGTTAGCCACCTTATTCTTTTTCCCAACTTTGTATTGCAAATAATTCATCAAATAGGTTGTCAGCACTTTGTCGAATCCCAATTCGATATTTTTTAGGAATTTTATGTTCATTCCTTTCCCACCATGAATCAAATGTTTCTTTCAGGCTTTTACGTTTCAGTTTTCCGACAGTTTCCGAAGCCATATTAGGATATTTCTTGGCAAACATTAGATATATGTCAAGGTATACCAATAATGGCTGACGCCCAACATCATACTTGCCTTCATCTAAAAGAGACTGTATTCTTTTAATATCAGCAATAGCCTGATAGAAATATTCCAATGGGACTAAATCGGAACAAGTATTTTCTTCTGGCTTGATTCCATATATTTTGTCTAAACCCATATTTTTTGTTTTTATGGTGGCTAACATGTAATTATCAGCGGTTTTCGCTGTTATTTTCTTATTTAACTATCTCATTATCACCTTCAAGAATATCATCCAATGGAGTGCGGATGCTGCTCTTGAAAGTGTCGGCTATATGCACGTACATTTCCGTCGTTTTCAGTTGGTTGTGCCCCAACAGCTCTTTTACGATTTTCAAGTCCGTGCCTTGCTCGATCAGATGCGTGGCGAACGAGTGTCGCAACAGGTGGGGGTACACCCGCTTGGTGATTCCGGCTTCCTTCGCCGCCTCTTTCAGCTTCTTCGACACGATGCTCTCCGTGAACGGCTCGCCCTTGTACCGCTCGAACAGCCATTCCTGCGGCTTGTACAGCTTGGCGTACTCGGTCAGCTTCCTGACAAGGGGCTTCGACAGCAGCGTGTAGCGGTCTTTCCTCCCTTTGCCCTGCCGTACCCGTATCAGCGAACGGCTCACGTTGATGTCGTGGGGCTTCAAGTCCAGCAGCTCGCTGATTCTCAACCCGGCGGAGTAGAGCAACGAGAACATGCAGAACAGCCGGATGTCCGGACCGGTTGCGTCAAGGATGGATTTTATCTCCTCCTTGCTCAGCACGTCGGGCAGCGTCCGTTCCCGTTTGGCTCGCTTTACCTCGTAACATTTCCGTTCCTGTCCCAGCACCTTCTCGAAATAAAACTTGATCGAGTTGATGCGCAAGTTCTGTTGGCACGACGAGATCCTCCGTGTGTCAATCAGGTGTACGATGTAGGCGTTGATTTCTTCCGGTCGGATGTAGCGAAGGTTTCTTCCCGCAAAGTATTGCTGGAACTCCCTGAAATAGACAGTGTACGCACGGACGGTATGCTCGCTGTACCGCAGTTGCCGCAGCGTCTCGGCATAGCCGGGCGGGATGGCGGGGCTGGTTTTCCCGCTCTTCTTGGGCAAGGTGTTTTTCAGGGCGGAGTAATTGATATACGCCGTTTCCACATGGCGGTCGAAAAAGCCGGACAGGTCGAAGCCTTCTTCCGGCAGGTAGGCTCTGTCCCCCTCGAACCGCACGCCCTTCTCTTTCGACAGCGACAGCCGGATGGCATCGTCCTCGTCGAACTCCACTTCCACGTATTTCTGCCCGTCACGGATGGCAGGTGAAAGCGTTATTCTCGGTTTGCTCTGATAAACTTTCATACGCATCGCATGGGTGGCAATGACAGACCGTGTCCCTCATTACCCATATTTTACAAATATAGAGAAAACAACGAATTATCGCCGTTTTCCGGAGGAGAAAAATGCGTGCTGGGCATGATTTTTTGGTATTTTTCACAGGAAAGGGCTGCGACAAACCTGCGAACCGGACGACAAGTGCGGACAGCCCGCCCCGGACTTGCACGTTCCCCGTGTTTCTCCCTCTATATTTACGCCCGGTTTCACTTGAGAACCAATAGTATTCACCATTTAAAAACATTAGATTATGGACGAACGACCGGACAGCAGCCAGCAGTTGATGGACATCCTGCTCGTCATGGACGAGAAAGGCACGCTCCAAGCCGTCAGCGGAGTAAAGGACGGCGAGTTACAGACCAAGAACCCCTTGGAGGACAACAACGACCTCCTGCGGGTGGATCGCCACGGCGATATGTTTTCGAATTTCTTTTCCAACCTCTGGAACCAGTTGAAAGACCCGACCCGCTTCCACTTCTTCCGTGTGCCGGAAGAGGAGGTGCAACGGGTAGCCGCCGATTTCCGGCAGCGGGAGAGCCAGTCCGTCAAGACGGGCGAGCCGCTCGTTGCGCAGTACGAGGTGCAGCCGCCCGTGCAGGCGCAGCAGCAGACCCAAGCCGGGCAGCAGCAACAGCCGGAGGGTGCGCCGCAGCAGTCCGCCGGGCAGACCGAACAGAACCCGCAGTACAAGTACCGCCCGGAGGACATCGACTGGAACAGCCTCGCCGCACTCGGCGTGCAGCGGGAGCAGATCGAGGGCAACGGGATGCTCGACCAGATGCTCCGGGGCTTCCAGACCGACAAGACCGTCCGGGTGCATTTCCACTTCGACGGCATCTCGCACAGCAACGACAGCCAGCTCTCGCTCAAGCCCGGCACGGACGGCAGGCTGACCGTGTGCAGCCACGGCATCCTCGACCCGGAGAAGATGCAGAAGCAGTTCTTCGGCTACGACATCACCGACTCCGACAAGCAGGTGCTCCGGCAGACAGGCAACATGGGGCATCCGGCGACTGTCACCAACCGGGCGGGCGAGCAGGTCGAAGCCCTTGTCAGCCGCAACCTCAAGACCAACGAGCTGGTCGCCTTCCCGCTCTCCAAGGTCAATATCCCGGCGGAGAAGAACGGGCACACCTTCACCCCGGACGAGATAGCCCGGCTCAAACAGGGCGAGGCGGTGGTCTGCCAGTTCCTTTCCAGAGCCAAGGAGGGGGAGCAGCCCAAGCTCTACCCGGCTCCCGTGCAGTTCAGCGCAGCCAAGATGCAGCTCGAATTTCTCTTCGGCGACCGGGGCAGGCTGGCGATGGATGCGTACAAGGCGAACCTGAAACAGACCGCTAATCAGGAGGTGCCGAAGACCTTCCGCAAGCAGGAGCTTACCGAGAAGTCCCGCCTCGAACTCGAAGCCGGGGGAACGGTCAAGGTCTCCGGCTTGGTGGACAAGAAAGGAAAAGCCTACCAAGGCTACATCACATGGAAGCCCGGCGAGAAGCCCGCCTTCATGTTCCCCAAGGACTACAAGGCGGCGCTCGAAGAGGGGCGTGTCAAGCCCGCCGTGGAGAACGAGGTGCAGGTGGCGGTCAATTCCGAGGGCAAGACCGTCGAGGCGACCCGCAACCTGAAAGAAGCCCTGCAATCCGCACAGCAGCGACCCACCGGGGAGCAGAAACAGCAGCAGGAGCGCAGGCAGGAGCAGAAAGAGGACCGGAAACAGGCACAGAAGCAGGAACAGCCCGACAAGCCCAAGCGCAGCCGGGGTGTCCGCCGATGATTTCCCCGCCATTCTGTAAATGAATTACCCGGTTATCCCGTCCGAGCGGCGGGATAACTTTTGTCAAACCGTTAAAAATTAAAGAAATATGATTACAGCAGTCATCGCTGAAAAGCCTTCCGTAGCGAAGGATATAGCAAACGTGTTGAATGTCCGGGAGCGGCACGATGGCTACCTCTCAGGTAACGGCTACCTCGTTACCTGGGCGTTCGGCCATCTCGTCCAGCTCGCCATGCCCGAAGCATACGGCTACACGGGCTTCCGGCGTGAGAACCTGCCCATTCTGCCGCAGGAGTTCAAGTACATCCCCCGCCAGATACGGGAGGGCAAGGAGTATAAGCCCGATCCCGGCGTGCTCAAACAGTTGAAGGTCATCAAGGAGGTTTTCGACCGTTCCGACCGTATCGTCGTGGCGACCGATGCCGGGCGTGAGGGCGAAGCCATTCATCGGTACATCTACAATTACCTTGGCTGCCGCAAGCCCTGCCTGCGCCTCTGGATCTCCTCGCTGACCGACCGTGCCATCCGGGAGGGGCTGGATAACCTCAAGCCCGGAAGCGACTACGACAACCTCTACCGTGCCGCCGAAGCCCGTGCCATCGCCGACTGGGAGATTGGGCTGAACGCCACCCAAGCTCTCAGCATCGCCGCCGGGCAGGGCATCTACTCCCTCGGACGGGTACAGACGCCCACCTTGATGATGATTTGCTCCCGTTATCTGGAGAACAGGGATTTCACCCCGCAGACCTATTTCCGGCTGAAGGTCACGGCGGAAAAGGACGGCACGCCCTTCGCCGCCATCTCTGAATTGCGTTACGAAACCCTTCCGGCGGCAAACGCCGCCCTCGCCGCTGTAACCGCAACGGGGACGGTGGAGGTTGTCGACGTACAGCGCAGGGAGGTGAGCCAAGAACCTCCCTTGCTCTATGACCTGACCGCCTTGCAGAAAGAGGCGAACGGCAGGTACGGCTTCTCGGCGGACAAGACCCTCTCCGTCGCCCAGTCGCTTTACGAGAAGAAGGTGTTGAGCTATCCCCGTACCGGCTCCCGCTACCTCTCGGACGATGTGTTCGACGAGATACCCGACCGCATCGCCCTGCTGGAGCGGTACCCAGCTTTCGCCGCCCATGCCGCCGCCCTGAAAGGGGCTTCGCTCAACCGCCGCAGCGTGGATGCGGGGAAAGTTACCGACCACCATGCGCTCATCATCACCGAGTGTCTGCCCGGCGAGCTGTCCGCCGACGAGCGCACGGTGTACGACATGGTAGCCGCCCGCCTGCTCGAATCCTTCTCCGCCCGTTGCCTCAAGGATGTTACCACCGTCTCTTTCACGGCGGGGAACAGCGTGTTCACCGCCAAGGGAACGGTCGTCAGGTCTGCCGGATGGCGTGCCGTGCGGAACGAGCGGGACGAGGACGACGAGGGAACAGCCGCTTTGCCGCCCTTGCAGCCCGGCGAGTCTTTCCCCCTGCAATCGGCGGAGTGCGTGGAGAAACAGACCAAGCCCCGTCCCCTGCACACCGAGAGCAGCCTCCTTTCGGCGATGGAGCATTGCGGCAGGGAGTTGCAGGACGACGAGCTGCGGGACAGCCTGAAAGGGAACGGTATCGGCACGCCCGCCACCCGTGCCTCCATCATCGAGACCCTCTTTGCCCGTGATTACGTGCGCCGGGAGAAGAGGAGCCTCGTGCCGACCGACAAGGGGCTTGCCGTGTATCAGATAGTGAAGGACAAGCGCATCGCCGATGTCGAGATGACCGGGCAGTGGGAGACCGCCCTTGCCAAGATCGAGAGCGGGGAGATGAATCCCGACACCTTCCGCAAGGGCATCGAGGTCTATGCCGCCCAGATTACCGAAGAACTCCTGCAAGTGCAGGTGTCCGTAGCGGACGGCGGACATATCCCGTGCCCCAAGTGCCGTTCCGGTCGCATCCTCCTTTACCCGAAGGTCGCCAAGTGCAGCAACGTCGATTGTGGGCTTACCGTCTTCCGCAACAAGGGGGAGAAGCAGCTCACCGACAGCCAGATTGCCGACCTTGTAACCAAAGGCAAAACATCCCTTATCAAAGGATTCAGGAGCAGGGAGGGTAAGCCCTTCGATGCGTACCTCACCTTCGACAAGGACTTCCGCACCGTGTACGGGTTCCCGCCCCGCACGGACAAGCCCAAAGGAAAGGAGCGCAGGCGATGAACGGCATCGGTTGGATCACCGTGGCGGAAGCCGCCCGGCTCTGCGGCACGGACGAGCTGCGCATCACCCTCTGGATGAACGGCAACCACATCGCCTACGCCCGTTTCGACGGCATCCTGATGATCGACGGCGCATCCCTTGCCGCCCTGTTCAGCCGCAACCGGGTCGCCACCATCTACGAGGACGTGGCGCAACAGCGGGGCAAGCCCGGCAGACCGGGCAGGCTCCGCCGCCTGCTCGACACCCCGCTCGACGCCTTCGGCTTGTCGCAGCGCATCGTCCGGGCGTGCCGGGAGCTGGGCGTCTTCACCGTGGAGCACCTGCTCGTCCACCTCCGCCGCTTCCGCTTCTCCCGCCTGTACTGTGTCCGCAACTTCGGCAGCGGATCGGCAGCCGAGACCCTCCGGCGGCTCCGGCAGGACGGCTTGACAGACGGCGGCAGCCCACGGGATTTCAAGGTCTTGTACCCGTAAAGGCTTTTAAGCACAATTGTTAAAAAACAACCATGTAGTTCTCTTGTAAATTAATAATATAGTTAATAATATACTGATCTACATTGTAATATAAATAAAATGTATAACTTTGCAGACCAATTTGAATGTAATGGCGACTAAAAAATACTCTCTGGCTATTGAGAAAATAGATGAAGTAGCAAAAGAATTTATTGCTGCCCGCCCTGCTTATACGCTTCACATAAAGGAATGTAACCAAGGAAAGCAAAAGCAGATAGAGATTATCAATATAAAAAATCAGGAAAAAAGCACATTAAATTGTTTTATTACTGGTGGACAAGTTTCTCATAATATACAAGGCAAAAATGGAACTTTGAATGGAATTTGCAAGGATTGTTGGGAGTATATTGTGGAACAGACTGCGATACCGGATATGGATCAAAAATGCTTCAAATTGAAAGGTGTAAGGAGCGATGATTTTGATACATTGATTTCAGCGGTAAAAGAATATAATAATGTTGTTGTTTCCGAAGTAAACACGGATAAGAGTCCGAACATCCGGAACCAATATCATCTGAAAGGGAAATACGATGCTAAGGTTTCTGTTATCTTTTATAATAACGGAACATTAATGGTACAAGGATGTATCACATCATTTTATGTGGAATTTATAACCGAAGTGTTGCAAGCTATATCTTCCATTCCTTCCGAAGCTATAGAAGAAGTGTTTGCTATCCAAGCACGTGCTGGCTATGCATTAGACAACGATCTTAGCAAGTATATTGGAAACAGAGAGCATATTGATGGAAGTGTGATAGAAAACTTTATCAATACTTCAATCAATTTGGCTAACTCTGCGGTTAAGGTGGATGATTATGGATGTTATACTTTTGGCATTTTGAAAGCGTTAGATGCGGTATTGCGCACTCGTCTTTTGGAAGATGCGCCTGATTTTGACGAATACGGGACATATTTTCAGAAAAATAATAGTGGGGCGTATTGCTTTAAAAGTGGTATCGGAACGTATGACAACAATCTACATTTGAAGCAGGCTTTGGAACAAGGATATTCATTCTTCAATCAACATAGGCACTCGACATTCCATGTGGACAGTTTTAATGTGGAAACAAGTAGAACCCTTGAATACGATGAAGCCGTAAACATTATTAAGGACTGCCTTGTTATTATTAATAATATATGTAATAATTGGTAAAATGGAAAATAAAGAATTTCAAATAATCCCCTTGCAAGGACGGAGCTTGTTAGTGGTTATTTTATCGTCAGAAATGACGAACTACTACTGGAAAGAGCTTCAGACTGAATTGGCAAATCTCAACATTGCCGATGCAGAGGTCTATTTTGATTTTCTGTACCGCAATGGATTAAAAAATAGATTCTTTAAGTCTAAACTTAAAGGGATGATGTTAATTTCCAATTCATTAAGAAAATGTGAGGCACCCAAAGAATATATCAAGGTTGCCGATACTTTTTTTGCTTCACATTCTAAATGGATTGACAGTAGTGTATTGTCTTCTTTCCAAAAAATCTTTTATAAAAAGAGAATTATTGACACTCAGTCATTGCCAACGGCATTGTAATGTTTGTCAGTTACATATTATACAACAAAGGTGCATCATTGATGCACCTTTGTTATTTTGTACCTCAAATTTAGGCAACGGTATTACCTAAATTTAATATTCTTTTGTCTTTCAAAGAATTTACCTTATCTTTGCACCAATAGAACCCGCCAAGCCTCTTGATAATGCTCAAATCGGCGGGTCGTTTTTTTATAACCCGTCATCCTTTCCTGAATGACCCAAGCCACTTTTCAGTGGCTTTTTGCATTTCATGGGCATACCCTTCCGTACACCGTCCGGATTTTCCCGTCCTCCAATACCTTGCTCGACCGCACGACCCACGTCCTGTCGTCATTCAGCCCGCACTCCAGTGCCTTCTCACCGCCGCCGACCAGTACCGGCACGGTTATCACCACGATTTCGTCCGCCAGCCCGTTATCCAAGAGCAAAGCCCCGGTTTCCGCTCCGTAAGCCGTTACCGTACCTTCGCCGTCCGCTTTTATTCCCCGCAGTTCCGCTGCCGCATCCCCTGTAACAAACCGCACCCGTTCCTTCTCCGTCAAATCAATACAGCCGTCCGTCACGACCAAAGTTTCTTTTGCCGTGAGCGGCCAGCCCAGATGGTTCAGGTAAATGCGCAGGTAGGTTTCCTCGTCGATCAGCACGCAGCCGGAGGCGTCCACCGCCGCATCGAAATACTTGTCCGATCTGACCGGACAACCGTCAATGGATTGGTACACGTGCAAGGTAATCTGTTTCATATCAATGTGTTTTTAAGGATTATGTCCGCCTCGCACCCAAAAGAACGGCGTGAACTCACGCTATTCCGGAATAGAGGCACTGGTATACCCGACAAACAGAATAGGTAAGCGCACGCCGTATAAGCATACAGCATGTGCATTACACCATCCGTCCTGTTTGTCAAAAATTACCAGTTTTCTATTCCAAGACGTTCAGCGAACGTACAATATGTATATCAATCCCTGCCTGTTTCCAAGCCGGGCATGAATCTTCTATGTCACGACAGCGGGCGTGCCCGAAAGCACCGCCTTCTGTCTTCGTGGAGCAAAGATAGCGAAACTTCCCGAATAACAAAACAATAGCCCCGCCTAATCTCACGATCCGGCAGGGCTTCATCCACCAAAAGCACCGTCAGAAAAATGTCATTTTCACGGGAACAACCCCCTTTTCCTGCGCCTTTCCTCTTTCCGGGCTTCCTTCTCCTTGCGTTTCGCAGCCCGTTCCTCCACGTCGGCGAAACGGGTGCGGATGAACTCGTGCACGTCCTTCGTGCGGTAGAACACCTTGCCGCTGATGGTGAAGTACGGCAACACCCCGATGGCACGGTAGCGTTGCAGCGTGCGGATGCCCACCTTCAGCAGCAGGCACAGGTCTTGGTTGTCCAGCACCTCCTCGCCGTCGAGCGTGTTGTTCTTCTTCAGCACCCTTTCCAGCAATTTCTCCGTCCGGTCGAAGCGTTCCATGATGCGCTCCATCCAGCCCTCAAACTCTTCCCTGTCCGTGTACATAGCAGTCGCCCTCCTTTTCGATGATTTCCTTTTCCCGCATATAGCGGATGTAGCCTTTCGCCGTCCGTTCCTTCACTTCCAGCATCTCCTGTATCAGCTCGCACAGTTCGATGTAGCCGTACTTCTCCTGCCGGGCGAACGCCTCCCGTGCCATCTCCGCCAGCTCCTTCTCCTTGCGCTTCTCTTTCTCCGCCCTCGGCTTCTCGCCCACATAGACGGGCATCCCGGCTTGCTTGTCCCATCTGAACTGCATCAGCGGAATGTCCAGCGGGCTGCCGTCCCTGACCTTCAACGCCTTCACCACCGACACCTCCGGGTTCTCGTCCTTCTCGATGGAGAGGATGGCGGCGGACTTGCGTTGCAGCTCGCTGCCGAGGTGTCCCCGCAGCTTCAGTCCGTTCGGCACGAAATGCACCACGGCGGCGATACACGTGCGGTAGATTCCCGCCAGCCGGTAGATCTCGTCAATCAGCGCCACGCTCTCCGCCTCGTCGTTGGCGCAGCGGATCAGGTCCGCCACCCCGTCGATGACGACCAGATGGATGCCCCCGTGCAGGTAGTGGTACCGGTCCATGCTCTGCACGATGGCGGTCAACCGCTCGCTTCTCGACATCCCCGTCAGGCAGTACACGTGCAGATACTCCGGCATCCGCTCACGCCCGGCACGGCGCAGCAGCCGCCCCGTGTTCTTGTGGAGCTGTTGCTCGCTCTGTTCCGTGTCGTAGAGCAGCACCGCACGCCCCTTGCGGTTCGGTTCCACCCGCACCCCCAAGAGATCGGCGTCCGTCTCCCGTTCCATGATCGCCCCGGCGACCAGTGCGGCGGTGTAGTTGCTCTTGCCCGTCCCTTCACCGCCCGTGATGCAGAGGATGTTCTCTTCCGAGCCTAACGGCACGTCCCCGGCGGTAACGATGGCGACCGCCTGTTCGGGCGGGTGGTCATAGTCGATCTCGCACGATTTCAGCATCGCCAGCGTGTCCCCGTACAGCGTGTCGAGCAGTTTCAGGAACAGCCCCATCAGCTCCTCCCTCGTGTGCCCGGCTTTGAAGTAGTCCGTCACGTCCTTCTCCGCCTTCGTCCCCGACAATGGCAGCACCAGCCGTTTCACCCCGTACTCCGCCAGTTGCGCACGGTGCTTCTCCGAGCATTCCAGCCCCGTCTTGTCCGTGTCGTACAGCAGCACGATGTGCTTGAAGCGATAGACCAGCTTGCGCACGGTCTTCGCCGGGATGACCGAGGTCTCCGAGTTGAAGCAGATGGCGTGGAAGCCGTGCGCCGCCAGCGTCAGCACGTCCTTCTCGCCGCCCGTGAGGAAGAGCAGGTCGCCCTTCGAGGGCAGTTGCTCCAGCCCGAAGCAGTAGTTGTCGCCCGTGTGCCCGCCATAGACGAAGCGCACCTCCGACATCGGGCGATAGACCTTCACGCCCCATTTCCCCCTGTACCCGAACATCGGTTCCGCCGGGGTGGAACTGAAGCCGAACGCCTTGCCCTCCCTCGTCTCGCCCCGGTACTCGGCGAGCGATACCGTCCCGTAGCGGCGCAGCACCTCCACGGTGATGCCCGATGCGCCCCAGTAGACAAGCTCCCCCTCGGTGAAGGGCTTCTCCGCCGCCCGGTAGGGCTTCGGTTCGGGACGGTCGGCGGACACAGCCGCCTCTTCCGTGTCCGTTCCGGCTTCCCCGGCACCGCCGCCCCTTGCGCCCGGCACGAGCCGCAATCTCCGACAGCCCCCGGTTCCCACCGTCCCGTCGGTCGGGCTGTCCCCGTCCAGTCCGAGGCACAGCTCCCGGTCGATGGTGTGCAGCACCTCCACGAAGTCGGCGGCGTTCCGGCAGTCCAGCCCTTTCAGCTTCGCCACGAGGAAGAAGCAGTCTCCCGAATAGTCCCCGTTGCCGAAGTCCTTCATCCGGTACGTACCGCTCCGGCGGTCGTAATACACGTTGCACGAAGCCTTGCTGTCGGCGTACAGCGGGTTCAGGAAGTTCCTGCCCACCCGCCACTTCACGGGCAGGTAGTGGCGGAACACGTCCAGCCCGTTACTGGTTCTTGCCAGCACTTCTTCCTTTCTTACCATAGCTTCCGTTTTTTCGGTTATGCAGGGGATGTTCCGCTATCATCCGGTCGATCTTGGCGGCGGGCGTCTCCACCATCCACCGCTCACGCAGGCTCTCGACAGCCTGCCGGGGATAGCGTATCTGCCGCCCGATCATCGAATAGGGGACGATGTTCTTCTGGCGGTAGCGTTGCAGGGTGCGGTGGCTGATGTCCAGCGCCTCGCACACCTCCTTGTGCGTCATCCACTTCGGGTCGGCTTTCCGTCCCTTGGTCACAGGGCTTTCCGCTTCCTCTTTCCGTTTGCGCTCCGTTTCCTCCCGGTTCCGGGATTCCTCCACGTAGGCGGTTATCTTCTCGATCTTCTCCACGAGCAGGCGGTAGGCGTTGCTCTCGATGGTCATTATTTCCATTGTCGTACTCATTTTTAGGTTTCTGCCGCAAATGTCGCCCGATTCGCCGGTTTTTCCTGCCACTATACCAGCACCTTGGCAAAGATTTTTTTTCGGGGCGCATTTTCGCCCTTGCCGCCGTTCCGGGCGGTAAAAAGGACCGAGACGGGGTAAAAAAGAGCGTCCGGAAGGCTCTTTCCAGCCCTTCGGACGCTCCCTTCCCGTGTCCTGCCGTCTCTGCCGCCCCGTTGCCAACTTGCTACCGGCTATCCATGTCCCGCATCTTTTTCAGCAGCCTCTCCTTCATCTCGTCCAAGAACGCCGTCGGGTTCTGTTGCCCCCGCAGCCTGCCGAAAGCGTGGTACACGTTGCCCAGATCCACGTGGAAATGCTTCTCGAACAGCGCAGCCAGCTCGCCGATCTCGGCGTTGCCCTCGTCCACGCTTCCCGTCACGTGTATGCCATAGACGAGCAGTATGGCGGCAACCTTCGTGTTCGTCCAGCGGTGTTCCTTCTCCGGCACGGCTTCCGTCTCCGTCCCCTGCGCCGCACGCTCCATCCGGCGGCTCAAGTGTACCAGCAGCATCTCCACCGAGATCAGCCGTGCCGCCAGTATGTCGTAGCCCGTGGAGAACTCCGCCTCCTCGTCCAGCACGAAGCTGCCGCTCTCGGGGCTTAGCTCGCCCTTCGCCCGCAGGAAATAGTAGCTGTCCCGGTACGTCGCCCCGCTGTGATAATACTGGTAAAAGGGCAGGTAGCGTTCCATCATCCGCTCGGCACGCTCCATCGCCTTGCGGTAGTACGGTTCGGCGACACGCAGGCAGGCGGGGCAGCCGCTCTCTATCTGGTACACCCGGTAATAGTACAGCAGCCTGCCCGTCAGGGCGGGTTTGTAATACTTGAAGTAGAGGATCTCCTTCGCGTCCCCGGCGAACGGATGGGCGAGGGCGTACTCCTTCAGTTCCCGGTTCTTGCCTTTCAGGTACGAGACCATCTCACGGCAGACGCCTATCACCTCCTTGCCGTCCATGCCGGGGGCTGTGGTCGCCATGCGCTGATCCACCTCCTTCAGCAGCCCGTTAAAATATTCTTCCATATAAATCTTGTTTCATGTTGTTTATAAGGGCGCAAAGTTAGCGGACGGCAGGGAAACGGACGTTCTGAATCCTCACCGCCGGATTCGGATTGTCCGCCAATCGACCCCGGACGGTCGGTTTTTCACGGCAGGGCTGGAAAAGGGAGGCTAAACTGTACGGGCGCACCGGGCGATTTCACGGATTTCGGCAGGAGTAGCCTTCAGGTGCTTCTTGCAGAAGTCCCACAGGTAGCTCGGAGTGGCGAAGCCGCACACGTCGGCAATCTCTTGAAGGGGCATGTCCGTGTCCGCCAGCAGGGAGGTTACGTGCGCTTTCCGCTGTTCCGTCAGCCAGCGGTGCGGAGTGGTGTTCAGCTCCTCCTTGAAACGCCGTCCCAGCGTATTGACCGACATGGCGCATTCCCGTGCCAGTTCCTCCACGTTCTTCACCTTGGGCAGAGCCAGTGCGATTTCTTCCCGGAACGAGCAGCCCCGCAGGTGCGGCAGGTACTTTTCCACCTCCTGCAAGTCCGCCTTGCCGAACATCGGCGGTATGCCCTTGCGGTACTCGGACGCCCGTTCACGGCGGAAGCGGAACAGCAGTCCCGCCAGACGGTTGCAGAGCACGTTCAGGTGCGGGTATTCGTCGTAGGCGTTGATGCTTGCCTGCATCCGGCAGAGGAACAGGAATCCTCTGCAGTCCTTCTCCCGGAAATACGCCTCCGCCGTTTCCAGCAGGAAGTCTGACGAGCTTCCGTGGCGGTGATAGGCGACCAGTATCAGCAGCCCGGCTTCCTCCTTTACCCGGCACGAAAGTACGGGGCAGTGTTCCCGCAGCAGCTCCACCAGCCGCACCATCCGTCCGTTCTCCCGTGCGAGCCGTTCCGCCGCAATCCATGTCACCGGACGCTCCGCATCCGTTTGCGGCAATACCCTGCGTACCTTTTCCATCCATTCCCGCCATCCCTCCCGGACGGCTTCATTCATTAGAATTAGTGTAAGATTCTGTTTCATTTTGTTTCAACACGATATTAAATAATACAAATCTTACACGAAATTACAAATTGTTTGCAATAGATGTCCTGCCGACACCCCGTATCGGTCACGATATTTCCTTGAATTACAGATTCGGATTTTGCTCCATAGGTTCGGATATTCAGTCGTGAAAAAACAGAAAGGCTGTACCGGTTCCACCCGCAGAACGGCATGACAGTAAGCAGGGGGAGCCGGAAGAAAGTCATTCGCCGGTTGGTGAGTGCGTCTTTTCAACGGGATATTTGCCGTCCCGTATCTCCTGCAACCTTTCGATCAGTGGTTGCTCCTTGGAATGGTTCTTTTGTTCGGCTATAATGAAGAACGATGCAAAACTGCCGATAACATACAGCCAGAACAGGCATTGACCGAGCAATTTCCGGTATTCGCCCACTGTCTCGTACTTCGCCTGCATCGCTTTCAGCTTCGCAGGACGGTAATACAACTTTCTGGCAATCCAGATAAAAGGAGCGAGCGTCGCTGCGGCGAACAGATAGGCAACCGGGTTGAACCTGCTCCATTCCACCTTGTCCGTCAGGGAAGAGAACCAGCCCGTCAGCATATCCCATCCCCATGCCTCGAACAAAAGATGGAGAGCCATCAGGTTAAGAAGCCACAGGATTGCCATCGTCCACGTGGCATTGGAGATAACCGCCTTGTCTTTCCTTGCACGTTTGTTCTTGCTCCAGAAGTAATACATCCAGTATGCCGGTTCCTTGAACATAGCTTCCTCCTTTCCTTGTTTTCCGCTTGCTTATCCCGTTACGAAGAACAGCAACAGGGCGCATCCCGTTGCGGCGGCAACGATCAGCCCCAGCCAGAAACGGTAACTCCTTTCACCCAGCGTACCCAGCCAGAAATTCCCTTCCCAACTTCCCGGACGGGAGTACGTCCACCGCCATCCGCAGACAATCCCCACAAGCCACAGCAGCAGGATTCCCGCCACGATCAGGTAGCCGTACCTCGGATGCGCCTGCAACCACTCCGGCAGACCCTCCATAAACTCGCTTATCTTATCGAACCATTCCATAGCAATAACAGAAAAAGCCAAATTCATACCTTACGGACGAACCGTTATACATCAAAGCAAAAATAGTGAAAAGTCCAATCACTCAAAAAGTTTCACCGCAAAAATCTTTTCCGTTTGGAAGAAATACGTTTTATTTGCACCTATATAGCCGCAACGTATGAAGAAAGCCTCCCCACATAAAAGAACCAGTCGGCCGAAGCTCCCCGGATTCTTCGACCACCTCTTTTATTGGGCGTGGCGCAGTTGTCGGCACGGCTTCCCGGATCGTAGTTTTGCGGTCATCAGTGTGGTCCAGTTCGCCTGCCTCCTGTTTCCTGTCGCCATCGCTTTACAGTTCTTGGGCACTCCGGCTGTCCGCTTCCTTTACGAAACAGACGACCGCCTTACGCTTTTCCCGCTGATACTGCCGTTCCCCGTATTGCTCTGGAGGAATATGCGCATCTATACCGAGGAGCGTTACCGCATGATGCACGACTATTACGGGGCGTTCCATGTATCGGTACGGCAACGCTATCGCCTCCGTTTCCTTGTCTGCACGGTGCTTGCAGTCCTTGCCATCCTGCTTGAAATACGGCTGTTCACCCTTTATCATGACCGCTGCACGGCCATATCCTCCGGCAACAGCCATCCCGCAAGCCTCTATGTCCCGTACCGGTATGACAACGGCAACGACCCCGTGCAGGAAGGCGTTTACCGCATCGTCGATGAAAAAGGGCGTATCGGATATGCGGACGAGCATGGCAATACCCTCATAGAACCACGCTTCGCTTTTGGCTTTCCTTTCGAGAACGGGAAGGCGAAAGTAACCGACACGGGAGAACAGAAAGAAGTTCCCGGTTCGGATGGGGAATACCACTATTGGGAAAGCGATGATTGGTATTACATCAACCACAAAGGGCAAAGGATTGAATAAAAGCCCCAAGACTGCCCTAAGCCCGACATTCCAGCCACCCCACCTGCCAAGCCCTATCGGAATACCCCGTTCATCCCACCTTTCCCCCGAGACAAACATCAAAATTCAAAACCAGTTCATTTACAGCAACTTAAAAGAATATCGGTGCAAGCCGCAAAACAGCCCTGTGTGGCTGGTGCAAGGTGCAGCTATATATATAAATATAGCTGCACCTTGCACCACAGAAATACACACTGAAAATCAACACCTTACACTTTTAGTAAAACCACGGGTGCAACCTCGTTTTTTGCACCACCTCCTGATTTTATGCTTTTCCTGTAATCCGGTAATCCCGAAAAATAAAAAATCCCCGAAACATTTCCCTTTTTCGGTCAAAATCCCTATATTTGCATCAGTTCCAAGAGCAGAGCGAAGCAATGCAGCGAAACCCGCACAGCTACCAAATCGCTACCGGCTACCGAACTTTCTACTCTTTAAGTCTTATCTACCAACCGATTAAAAAAAAACGATTGTTTTTTGTCTAAAAACGAACATTCCCCTAATTGTTTCGTATCGTTAGCCTTAAAATTTCCCCTTCCCTTTCTCTATAAGTAAATTTACCGTATGAAATTATTAATCAAACTCATACGGTATGACAATCTTTGAACAAATCTTGGCAGGACTGCAACAGAAATTCGCTGGGGTGGACACTGCCACACTCACCCGTATCGCCACAAAGAAGGCAGAGGGTGTAACGGACGAAACGAAGGTGACCTCCATCGTTGAGGGTATCTCATTTCAGGACGTGATGCAAAACTATGGTGATTTCCGTGCAGGACAGGCGCAGACTTCCGCTGTTTCAAACTACGAGAAGAAGCATGGACTGAAAGACGGAAAACCAATCGAGAATCCGAAACCAGAACCACCGAAACCAAACGACCCTCCAAAGCCGCAGGAGACAGACATCGCAAAGATGATTGCCGATGGCATTGCCGCCGGTATCAAGCCGTTTGCCGACAAGCTGGCCAAAATGGAGGAAAATGAAGCGCAGGCGCAGCGCAATTCTCAGATTTCAGCAGTGGCGAAGAAGTACGGTATTCCCGAATTTATGCTGAAAGACCGCAACATTCCTGAGAACACGGACTTGGATACTTATTTCAAGGACATGAAGCAGGATATGTCTAACAACGGGTTTCAGTTCTCCAAAGCTCCTGAGACTGCCGAACAGAAGCAGGAGAAAGAAGCGAGTGAGTTCGCCAAAATGATTGAGGCGGACACAAAATCTATTGTCGAACAACAAAACAAGTAATTTATGTCAGCAGGATACAAGTATTACATGGAGCCTGAACCGTCCATCGAGGAACGCTATGATGTTTCTACCGGAGTAAGACGCAGAGGGCCTTACAAGCTGGATACGACCAACCTTGTTGCTGGTTCATTTCTTCCATCCTTCACTCCCATTGCCGCCGACTTAGTAAAGAAAACCGCTCAGGTGGCCATCCGTGTAGAAGTCTATGAAAAGTTTACCACCGGTTCCAATACCACTTTGAAGATCAAGAAAAACTCTTTGGCTTATGTGGGTATGCATCTGGGTAATGGTTCTCATGGAGCTACCATCAACAGTATTGACAAATCAGACAAAGCTTTCGATAAGTTGACACTGGCTGCCGACTTTGGCGAAACAGTGGAAGTTGGTACTGTACTCTATGAAGCTACAGCTGTAAGCGGTACTACTCCAAAGGTAGTTGCTAACTCAGCTTTGTACGGAAGAGTACAAGTAGAAGAAGGCGTTGTATTAGTTGCTCTTTTGATGCGAGCATTTGAAATTGAGCCTACCAAATTGGCTATGCCTTTCTCTGACATTGATAAGGCTAACATGCCGCATTTCCAGTTCAACGCTGCAGGCGTGCAATCCCCGGCTGGTGTTTCGTATGAACTGCCAGAAGCTTCTGATTCTGTGATGGGAGGTATTCAGTTGGGATTCTCTCAAAGCGGAAAGAAATATCCAGTAGCATTGGAAGGTGGAAAGGCGTATGTAGAAGTACCTTGGACGGACAATAACACTACCTATCAGGCAGCTAACTCAAGTACCTTGGGATTGGTAAAGCAGGGTGCAAAAGTTGATGATGCAGCAGGTGGTGATGAGAAAGATAAAATTAATGCTCTTCTAGCATCGTTGAGAGCAGCAGGTATAATTGCAAGCAAATAAAGAAAGGAGGACTAATATATGATGCTAACTATTCATACTCTGTTTAACGACCCCAACATCGTTAACGCCGTTATTCAGCGTGTCCTTCAGACTCGTAAGGATACAATCTACTGGCAGCAGTACCTCGATTTCCGTAGAACGACTACTCGTGTGTTCAAGGACTACATCGGACAAGTTACGGGCGTGATGGCCGGTTCTATCAACTCTCGTTATGGTGAGAAGCCTATCCGTGAACGCCGGAATATCGGCTCAGGATATGGTGAAATCGCTTATCTTGGCGATGCTTACCAGATTTCCATTGACCGCTTGTCTGAGCTTCAGGACTTGATTGACAAGTTCAATGCAGCTAAACCTGCCGACCAGGTAGCAGCCATGCAGGAAATCGTGAACTTCATCTATGATGATTACCGTCAGGTACTTTTGGCAGCCCACAAGCGCATGGATATTATTGTAGGTTCACTTCTGATGACCGGAGAAGCAACAGTCAAGAATAAGGATGACAATGCCGGAGGCGTTGACCTTCTCGACATTGAATTGCCGTTCAAGTTCATCAAGCCTGATACTGGTGCGAAGACGAACTTCATCACCTATTTGCAGCAGCAGATTAATGCTCTGAAAGCTGATTATGGAAACTTCCAGAAGATGATTATGTCCCGAGGAACTTTCGTGAAGAATATCATCGGGTCGGCTGAGTTTGGTGACAAGTTCAAGATGCAGCTTACAGGAAATGAAATGTACCTTTCAACCGGTTTGATTACATCTCAACTGGCTTCCCAAGTGTTCACTGGCATCGGGCTTCCGGCCATTGAAATCAAGGAAGATTACGTAAAAGACCAGACCGGAAAGAACGTGCAGATTTACGCCGACGACCGTATCACCTTGCTTCCGCAGGATAAGGTCGGTTATATGCGTTTCCACACTCCATACGAAGCAGTGGACGGCGTACCGGGACGTAACTACACCCAGGCAGACGGTGATATGCTTATTTCCGGTTACAAGGACAAGAACGGTCGTTATCTGGAATACACCGCAGAGTGGATTCCTCAGATTACGAACCCGAATCTGATTGTGAACTTTGATTTGTCAACCATGAACGCATGACAGTAAATGACTACATATCACAGAAGTTTCAGACCTTCGGCATCAACTTGTCGGAGGCTGACCTTTTGGAGATAAGTTTTTCTTCAGAAGTAAGCGGAGAGGATGAGATGGGCCCGTCAAACATCGGACTTGTTTCAGTGGCTATGGCGAAGTTCATCCCCTCTCTATTACTCCGTGCCACTTCCATCAGTGAGAACGGTTTCTCTATGTCATGGGATACAAAAGGCGTAAAGGAATACTATTCTTTCTTGTGCAAGAAGTATGGTCTTGAAGATACGTTAAGCGATAAACCTAAAGTCAGATTCCTATGATATTTGCTCCACATACATTACAGGTTAAGGTCTTTACTCCGATGGAAACAGACGAGTTTGGCCGACCTATCCCCGGAACCGGTGGTGAAAGCTGGCAGGACGTGTGTAAATGCCGTTGTGATGATAACTCGACCAAGGAGTTTACTTCGGAGAACGGTGAGGTGTTCCGACCGAATTATCACGTAGTCTGTGAGAAGAAAATCTCACTGAGTGCTGGTGATGAAGTCAGATGTATGGACGGTGAGAATGTCCGTGGAACTGGCAAAGTTTACATGGTGAAGAATACAAACTATTTTGGTTACTCAGAGATATGGATGTGAAGTTTGATTTTTCGGACGTGGATAGCTTTTTCGAACAAGGTTATGCCGAGGTGAAAGCCGTTGAGGAGAAGGTTGGTAAAGAGGCTGTCGATTACGCTGTAAAGAATGGCAACTATCAGAACCGGACTGGAACACTCCGTAAGTCAAATAAGTATTCAGTTGAGGATGACGGATTGGTGATTAGAAACGATGCTGAGTATGCCTCGCACGTCGAATCTAAAGGCTATGAAGTATCAACTGGTGCGGCTCTATACGCTGAGAAACGATTGAAGGAGGAAGTCAAATGATAGTAACTACCGACATCGCGAACATACTCTACCGTGATTGCCAGCCTTTCGGTATTCCCATCGTTCCTCACGGCAAGAAGCTGACGGGCGAATTGAAATCCGAAAGGATTGTCATTCATGCCAAGAAACAACAGCCAAGCAAATATTGGAAGAAATCTTTCGTAGAAGTGAACCTTTGTGTTCCCGACCTGAAAGACGGTGAAGCCAACACCATCCGTCTGAACGAGCTGGAGAAACAGGCGCAAGAATTGTTTGACGGAATAACCGGACGCTATGATGGTACCACCTATCATTATTCCATCGAGTCAATCGGAACTGAGGAGGACACATCCTTAAAGTGTCACTATGTGAATGTAAGAATTTTGTTTGAAGTTTTAAATGTGAAATAATATGGCAGAATCAAAGAAAATCACCGCCGTGAATATCAAGAAACTTTGGTATGGCGAGACAAATGCTATCACAGCAGATTTGACTGGGCAGGCTTTATATACTCTTTTACAAGGTGAAACCTTAAAAGAGGTTAAGAATATCCATCAGGATACATGGACACTTGAAGAAGCGGAAGCAAGCCGCACTAACTACAAGAACCAGCTTACCGGTCAGACTTATCGTAGTGATAAGGAAATGGGCGATGTAACCGTGAACTTCACCATTGGTGAGTACGACTATCCGACCAAGAAAGACCTCATGGGTGGTGATGTAATTAACACTGATAAGGGTTGGAAACGAGCAAGAGGCAAGGTAAACATTGAGAAGTTACTTGTCGCTTTGACTGACGATGACCAGTATTGTGTGATTCCCCGTGCTGACATCGGTGCACGTGAAGCCACAACAGACAAGGCTGTCGGTATTCCTGTAAGTGCGGTGGAACTGGAACCACAAAATGCAGAAGTTGCACCGGAATACTGGTTTGACTCATCTGAAGTAAAAGCAGGTGCTTAATGCCTATCCAATAGGTAGAGATTGAATTCCATAACAGGGGTGGGCTTTATGGCTTCACCCCTTAATTTTTATCTTTTATCAGAATGAATCAAGGAGCAAAAATAGTAACTGAATCCATTATCGGAAGTGATTTCAGAACGGTGTTTGTCGCTGGGAAAGCCTACACGGTCTACCCTCCTACTATCCACAAGCTGGCCGGGGCAATCTCCCATTTGTCAGGCGTACAAGAAGCAGACAATTTGAAAGAAGTGCTTCTCTCCCTTGGAGAAAGCGAGGCTTACAGCAAGGCTCTCTCCTGGCTGATAGCTGGTGACGAAAACTTGAGTGAAGAACTGGCAAAAGGAACATACGAAGAAAACGTAAATGCTTTAGATGAAGCACTCTCTATGATTGACTCAAAGGTTTTTCTCAAAGCTGTCAGCTTGGCGAGGAACGTAAGTCTGCTGGCAGCGAAACCGAGGTCGTAGGAAATGATACTCTCTTGGGACAGATTGCATCGTTCATGGAAAATCTGCATCTGTCATACCGGGAAGTGGTCTATGAGATACCATACAGGAATTTAGTATTAATGCAGCGTGACAAGCTCCATACAGTTACCGGTACCAAGGTTACAAAGGTGAAGGGTAAGGACATGGCTTCGCGCAGAAGAAGAAACAAGAAATAGATATGGCTACACTCATAATAAAAAATATACCTATTAGAATTGCATTATTCTGTAAAAATAATATTTTTGCGTTATCAAATATTATTTTTACACAAATGAGAAAATGCAAGTGGGTAATATATACAGTTATTATAGGACTAATTCCCATATTCTTAAGGATAATTATGTGCCTGTTTTCACTTAATAAAGATTGGGAACAATTGATAAGTCCTGTGGATGTCGCGTTCTTTGGACTTACTTTAAATTTGACAAATTTAAACGAGTTAAATGGAGAAACAGAACTGACTCCAAAAGAAAAATCAACATTTATTGGTTATTCTGTTATCTTCATTGTTATACTGTCAGCGATTGTTGGTGTATTATACTTTGCGGAACAAACAAAAGGATACATTGTTGATAAAACCGTTGTATTTGTTTGTTCGATTTTATTATGCATAGTTTCTTACTTGTTTAGTAATGCTATTATGAACAAATTAAATTCTTTAGACAATGGGAACAATTGATATTATATTATTAGCATTGACTATTATTGTTTGCCTGTCTGGAGGATATGTAGCAATTAAGTCAATTATGGAAAGCCGAAATAAGAGTATAAAACAATTTAATAAAAATAGAGAAGATCGAAGAAAGGAATTTGAAAATGGATAATATTAAGTCATTTATTTATTTGGATGAATATAAAATGTACTCTATATCTTCCCAACTTTTTGAAGGATTAACAGAATATATATTAAGTGGTGAAAAAGAATCCATCACAGAATCTGAACAACAAAAAGGTAGCTTGGGTAGTGGTAGAGTTATGGGAGATATTCTCGTCAAAGAAAAGGATTCTTCTGAAAAACGTTTTTTACATGATTATGCTTTTGAATTATTAGAAAAAGAATTAGAAGCAAGAGGAAAGTTATATACTCCATGTAATACTGACACAATTGAAGATATTATTGATAAAAGCTTTATAAGAATTAAAGGAAAAATATTTTTCAATGACTACAAGGCTTCAACAGATACTTTGCTAAATTTTAATACATTAGGTGAGGGACTTGGTTATATCCAATATTTTGACAATTCAGGAAAAGTAAAGGATGAATTAAAAGAACTAACAAATAAGGCTAAAGATAGAGAGCAAAGGAACAAAGTTGGGCTTCTAAAAAAAGAAATCGATAAAAGGTTTGAAGAATATTTAAAAGGTAATGGTTTAAGATTAGATGAGAAGTGGCTCGATCATTTAAAAAATATCGTGTTATACGGCTATAAAAACAATCTTGAAATCTTACTCCCTGCTCCTAACAATATTTTATTTTCATCTGTACTAAATAGAGATTTTTTAAAAGAAAATATAGATTCATTGATATACAAGTATTCTAGAAAGAGCGAAGTTGAATTTACAATTATTGGTACTATTACACAAATAGGTAATAGTAGAGCAAATTTGGATGATGTTCATGGAGAGGGGAATGCGTTTAAATCAGCTAATCGAAATATCCTCAACATATTAGCAAAGTTGGAAGATTCCTTTACCAGTAGATTAGAAAATGAATGTATAATTGACCCAATAGCTATATATCGGGAGTTGTGATTTTCCTTATTAATAAAGCCGGATAATTTCCGGCTTTATTTTGATTCCATTTCCATTATTGTACTTTTTATAGCATTTACGTGTTCTAAATGGCAGGCTCTTGATATTAGATGGATATAAATATGCCTATCTGCTTTAATTTCAATAGGCGTATTTATTATGTTGATAATACTATTTGATGATATATACTTATCAAACATTCTTGAGAATAGGAGACTTCTGAACTTTTGAGGCGTCAAAGCCTTATCCCTTCTTGGAATATCATGCATATCATCACAATAAAAATACAATATAAGGTTATTGTTATCATTAAGAACTTTGCCTATGATATCTGATATTTTAAGCAATATTCCAATATCGGTTGGATTCTCCCCTTTAACCCTCTCTAAGGTAACATCTGCTATTTCTATATCCCGAATTGATTTACGCACTTCACACGGAATTATATCTTGGTTGAAAGGAGACAATATAATTCGATATTCATCATTCGATTTTGAACTAATAGAAATGGAAATTTCCTCCATCTAAAAAAATTATGCTTTTATTTCGATATTAAATGCTTTTTGATTGCGCAATTTTTCTTGCTGAGATAATTTCCTGTCTCTCAGTTGATTTATAAAGTTTAATAAGCCCTTAGAAGGTTTCTCTATTATCAATGTCTCTTGTGTATAAGTAGAAGTTTTCATATCCAGTAATGTAACTTTGTTACGAAATGATGTTGCAAATATAACAATAAACATCAAACAATAGCATTATTATGAGTAGCAACATTATGATTTTAACTATTATTACTAATAATATTATCATCAATAGCAATATTAGTTCTAATAAGATGTACTTTATGGTTTATAAAGTTTAATGAAGAAGACAGTAATAGAGAAAGTGTTTTTATTCTTTATCTCATTATAAAAAATAAATTAACCCCGAACCTCAAGGAACGGGGATGGAACGGTTATTTATAGTATATAATTTTATAATCATTCAGTTCAGATAAACTATTAGAATCATATACAACTAACTTCCCTTTTATTAAAAGTATTACTTCATTATCCATCAATTTGGGAACTAAACTTTGTGCCATATTTTTCTCCTCTTCTGAAACATCTTTTCCCCATGTTCCTTTTAAAAGGTTAATGGCATTTTCATTAGGAATTTTATTGTGTTTAGCTATTGTTTTCTGCTGGATTTCTTTTTCAATAATGCTCCTTATCCTGCTAATGTCGTTTGTCATTCCCCATATTTTGAAGAATAGGATAATTTGTAAGATGCCGAATACCAGCATAACAATAGAAAGAAATTCCATCATAGTCTTTCGTTTTTAATGATTATACATTCGGATTCAATTTTATCTCCTTTCCGCAATGAGGGCAATGTATAACCCCCTCTTTAGGTTTTTCAAAGAGTTCTGTTACTGGCACGCCTAAAGCAGCGGCGATTTGTTCTAATCTCTTTAATGGTGGGTTTCCATTATCTCCCATGGCGATACTTAACCCAGTTTCAGTCATACCGATTTTTGAAGCCAGTTCTTTTGCGGTAATTCCTTTTTCTCGCAACAATTCTTTAATTCTCATTTAAATTTGATTTTATAGTACAAAAATATCTATTACTTAAATAATAGGCAAATAATTTAAATGTCAATTTTATATTTAACTTTTATTGTCTATAAAGACTTGTGATATAATTTAAATATCAGTTATATTTGCGGTGTAAAATTTAAACAGCATTTAAAGAACTGATAAATATAAGAACTATGGCAACAGAAAAGAGAAACCTATTAAAAGAGATTATGAGCCTTGCTTGGTCATTTGCACGCAAGAACGGTTATTCAATGAGTGAAGCTTTGAAATGTGCGTGGACTAATATCAAACTTCGTGCATTGCTTCATAAAAAAGTGGTTGAGTTCTATTTCAAAAAAACAGACGGCACGCTGCGTCAGGCTTTCGGTACTTTAATGAGTGGTAGAATACCAGAAACAAAGGGTACAAAGAAAACAGCAGATAACTGCCAAGTGTACTTCGATTGTGAAAAAGAAGAATGGCGTTGTTTCAAAAAATGCAACCTTATGAAGATAGCTTAGTATTAACATTAAAACAATATAGATATGGATTTTTCAGAACTTAGTAAAAAAATGGGTGGTCTTACTGCAGAGCAAATTTTTGAGTTAGCCACACTTGGTAAAGGTATTTTAAACATGTATGGCAGTGTAGACTTGGCTTCTAACCTAACTAACCTTGTAAGCCATATAATTACAGTTGATGATTTTGATATCGAAGAAAATAAGTATGCGATTGATGCTGTTTTACGTATATCAAAAATGCTGTCAGATTTAAACGCAAAATGTTGGGGTGAGCGAAAAACAATGCTCGGACTTACTGGCGTACATATGGATAATGCAATCTATGGATTAGGTAATGCAGAAAAGATAGAAGATATAAATCTAGTCAGAAAAGCATCATAAAAACTCTCACACACGATTATGATTCTTAGAATAAGACCGCCACCTTATTGTCAATAGCGAGAATTTAATAATATCATTAACTTAAAAGTTTCATTATGAGCAAGAGATTTAAACTAGCAGTATTGCCTAAAGAAAAGCAACTGGATAATGTCAAGTATGCTTTGAGAATTGAAAATCCATCTGCACTAGGTAATGTATATGGATTAACAGAAGAAGAACTAAAAGAACTTCAAAGTCTTATTAATGAGTCATTGAAACAGTAAAAATGGATATAACGGTTATCAGACCACCACCGATAATTTACCTGCACACAATTATTTTGAAACAATCAGCCAAATGTTTGTTCTAAACACGGTAATCTTTAGGACAAATATTTGGCGGTTGGTAACTTTGCTTTAGAACAAAATGCGCTTCGTGGCTGTAGCGTTACAAAGATATTCAAGGCATTTCTTTCAAGGGGTAAACAGCCACTTTAGACCTCTTATAAGATTTGCCTTTTTATATGTCAGGCGTGATAGGTCAAGGCAAGCCATTCAGGTGTGCATGGGTTCAAATCCCAGCTTGCTACAAATTCAGTCAAAATAAAATCCCCAAAGGCGGAAGTGACTGAGCTGCCAATGGGGATATGTCAAATTTCAAATTTGGACAAAAATATGAATAAAATCCAGATTTTCCAAAATGAGCAATTTGGAAAGGTGAGAATTACTATGAATGAGAATGATGAACCGTTATTTTGCTTGGCAGATGTAGCAAAAGCACTTGGCTATTCAAACCCTGCAAAAGCGGTTATAGACCATTGCAAGGGGGTTACTGTTTTGGAAACCCCTACTCAGAGTGGTATACAACCTATAAAATATGGCAAAGAGAGCGAAGTTTATAGATTAACAATGAAATCAAAACTGCCCAATGCAGAAAAATTTCAAGATTGGGTTTGTGATGAAGTTCTACCCTCAATTCGCAAGCATGGTGCATACATGACACAAGAAACGCTTGAAAAGGCTTTGACCTCACCTGATTTCTTAATTCGGCTTGCAACCAACCTGAAAGAAGAAAAGCAGAAACGAATTGAAGCCGAACAAAAGGCAGAACTTGCAGAACAAACAATAAAGTCCAATGCACCTAAAGTCCTATTTGCTGATGCAGTTTCAACTTCTCAACGTTCATGCTTGGTAGCCGAGCTTGCAAAGATATTGCAACAGAATGGCGTGAATATAGGTCAGAACCGTTTGTTCACTTGGATGCGTGAAAATGGCTACTTATGCTCAAAAGGGCAATATTACAACCAGCCCACACAAAAGTCTATGGATTTAGGACTGTTTGAACTGAAGCAGACGACAATAAACAAGCCAGATGGTTCAATACTTGTTTCTACAACCACAAAAGTAACAGGTAAAGGTCAAGTTTACTTTGTGAATAAGTTTTTGGGTAAAGATGCAGCTTGATTATGAGAGAAGCATTTAAAATAACGGCAGGTTTGCGATTTGGCAGACTTGTCGTTCTAAAACAGGTAGAACGAAAATCTGATGATAAAGACAAGCATTTCAAGTGGCTTTGCCAATGCGATTGCGGCAAAACTTGTGTTGTTCGTTCAAGTAATTTGAGAAATGGGATAACAAAGAGTTGTGGGTGTTCAAAGTTTGATATAAAAGATATTACAGGTCAAAGGTTTGGAAGATTGATAGCTTTAAAACACGTTGGATTCGCAAGTAATCATGTTGCATTATGGAAATGTAAATGCGATTGCGGTAAGATGATAGTCGCCAGAGAATGCAATTTACATAGTGGCATAACTAAAAGTTGTGGCTGCTTAAATGTGGAAAGAACAAAAGAAACTAATATAAAACACGGTAAAACACATACAAGGCTGTATAATATATGGTCTAAGATGAAAGAACGCTGTTGCAATCCTACAAGAAAAGCATATAAAAATTATGGTAAAAAAGGTGTTAGTGTTTGTGATGAATGGCTAAACGATTTTCAGAAGTTTTGCGATTGGGCAATAGTAAACGGTTATAAAGAAAATCTTACAATAGACAGAATAAATTCAGATGGCAATTATGAGCCTAAGAATTGCAGATGGGTAACTTTAAGTGAAAATGTAAGGCAGAAATATAAATCTGACTTTATAACTGTTGGCAATAAATCTTTAACTATACATGATTGGTCGCAACGGTTAAATCTATCTCAAGATACTTTGCGAAACAGATATAAAGAATTTGGCAAAAAATGGGTTGAAGAAGCGATAAAAACTGTATTAGAAACAGGTGATAATAGCCATATCTATAAGCGGAAAGAATATGCTAATGGTAGAATAAAACATCGAAAAAACATAAATACGCAACAATAGTTTATTTGTTCGGTATTCATTCCTCTAAAATCTGAATGTTAATGAAATGAATAGTAATTTCAAACCATTAATATTCAGATTTTTATATATGCGATTTAAGGGTGATATTTCAGGATTGGACGAACTTCAGGAACGGATTGACGATGCGTACTTCTCTGTTCTTTCAGAAGTTGGCAGGAATGCGACACGGAACGCAAAGAATCAAAAGACATTTCAAAACAGGACAGGGAACCTTGCCAATGCAAACGGTGGGTGCGTTGTCCGCAATGGTCAGATTGTGGATATGTGGGTGGAAACGGACGGCTCCCATCCCGATGCAGTGAAGAAAACAGAGAATTTGCTTATCTATTCTGAAAAGCCCAAAGACGGACTTTATTTGGCCAATGGAATGGAATATGCGAGCTATGTGGAAAGTAAAGGGTTTGAAGTGATACTAACAAATGGGGTCTTATTTGCGGAACGAAATATTAATAAGAAACTTAATATAAAATGATATGGCAGGTATATTTTCAGATGTAAGTACTGATATTCAGAAGTTAAGACAACTGAAAGCGGAAATCGAGAATGTAAAAAAGGCATTGAAGGGCATAGATGTCAATGTGAAAATTGATATTGCAAAAGGAATGGAAGCCCAACTACAGTCGTTGATGAAAAAATATGATGCTTTGGTTAAGAAGGTTAGTGAAGCGGAAGGAAAAATTATGAGTTCAACCAAACGCATCAATGATGCCTCAGAAAAGATAATCAAGGCGCAAGAACAACTGTCAAAGGCAGCTGGAATGAATACAAAGCCTGATAATGGAAATGCTGACGTTTCATTAAATAATGTAGGCACAGCAAATGTACAGGCACAGGCCAAGGCTTATGATGAATTGGCGAAAGAAATAGATTCCGTAATGGGAACACGTTCTCAAAACATTAAGCGGATGATAGATGAACAGAATGCTATCCGTTTGATTAACGAGGAAATAAAGAAACTCACCAAATTTCAGACAGGTAATTCGACGCTTACAAACACACAGCAAAAACGATTAGAACAACTCAACAACTCGTTACTGACACACAAAGCGGCTTTGTCTGATGTACGGCAGACATTAATGAATAATGTCAAATTAGATAATTCCGCAACAACTTCAATGAACGGGATTTCTCAGTCGTTATCACGTATGAGGATAGCTTATCGTGAATTGACAGAGGAAGAACGTAATTCACCATTTGGAAAAGAATTGCTTGCATCTATTCAGCAGGCAGATGCGAAAATTAAGGAACTAGATGCTACAATAGGGAATCACCAAAGGAATGTTGGGAATTACGCTAAAGGATATAACGGCTTGAATATGTCCGTCCAGCAGATTGTGAGAGAATTGCCATCCGCTGCGATGGGATTAAATATGTTTTTCTTGGCTATTTCAAATAACCTGCCTATTCTGACAGATGAAATTAAGCGTGCAAAGGCAGCCAATGAAGAATTAAAAGTCTCCGGACAAAAAGGTATTCCTGTTTGGAAACAAGTTGTGTCATCATTATTTAGCTGGCAATCTGCACTAATGGTAGGTATTACTTTGCTTACGGTTCACGGAGATAAGGTTTGGGAATGGGCTAAGAGGATTATAGTTGGAGAGTCAGCCGCGGAAAAAATGAAAAAAACGTTGATAGAGTTGAATGAGATAGAGAAAAATGCTTATGCGACTCAAATCAAAACGAGAATGGAGCTTAATGGAATTATTTCTTCAATAGAAAAATTCAATGGCACAAAAGAACAGGAGAAACAAAAAATAGATGAATTAAATTCAAAATATGGCTCAATATTTGGCGCTTATAACAATTTGGCGCAATGGTATGATGTTTTGATTAATAAAGGAGACGCTTATATTAATTCTTTATTTGCTCAAGCCAAAGCCCAGTCTTACATACAAAAAGCAATGGAAGCAGAACAAAAAATTAGAGATATAAAAGCTAATGGAATTGAATCATATAGACCAACTTGGGGAGCTGGTGGACAAGTCTATCAATTCTTTGGCGGAGGTAAAAAGAATCAATATGGAAGTGATCCTGCAGAGCTTGCGTATAATGCTGCATTAGCACAAGCGGAGAATGAGAAAAGTAATGCATTAAAAAATGCAGAAGAAGCACAAAGCACGTATTTAAATGAAATAAAAAAAGGAGGAATTTTTGATTACAGAACAATTATCAACAAAGATGCCGAGCGACAAAAGAAGGAGCAGCAACAGCTTGCAGAAGAACTCCTTCAGCTTCGCAGGAGCAATCAGCAGGAAGAAATCAACCTGATGGAAGAAGGTTCTGAAAAGAAACGCAGACAGATTGAGCTGGATTACCAGCGAGAAATCGACGAAATTAGGAAACAGCGCAAAAAATGGGAAGATGCACAAGAAGGAAAACTTACGTCTGAGCAGCGGGAAGTATTAGGAAGTCGTGCGTCTAATGCCATGACGTCGCGTGAAAAAGGTCTGGCCGAAATTACAGAAACTGAAAATCAAGCTGCAATCGAGGCCAACGAACGTTACCTGAAAAGCTATGGTACATTTATGCAGAAACGTGATGCAATCATAGCCGAGTACACCCGTAAAATCTCAGAGGCCACTACTCAGGGAGACAAGGACATACTCCAAAAAGAAATGGATAAGGCACTCTCCTCCCTTGATCTTGAGAAGCTGAAACAGGGAATCAACTGGGAACTTATCTTCGGTGACTTGGACAAGGTATCCAAAAAGTCCCTGAACAAGGTAAAGCAGCAGCTTAGGGACTTCAAGAACTCCGAAGAATACAAGAATATGGCTGTTGACCAGAAGAAGGTCATTGACGAGGCTTTAAGCAACATCCAGTCAACCCTTATCGACAAAGGAGGATTGCTGGCCGACCTACCCGAACAGTTAAGCGAATTGGCCAAGGCACAGGAAGAACTGTCACAAGCTCAGGAGGAATACAACGAAGCCATGAGAAGCGGAACAGATGAACAGAAGGAAGCGGCCACGAAGAAACTGAATGATGCCCAGAAAAGACAGCAGAACGCTCAGGTCAATGTACAAAAGTCGACAGATAAAACGACAAGCAACCTTGTCACATTGTCGAACGTCATTACCCAGCTTGGTTCAAACTCTGAAATTTCCCTCTCTCAGGTCGGTGATTTGGCCGGAAATATAGTAGACATATTTGCAGAAGAGAGCGAGAAACTTGGAGGTATAATTGGAGCTGCATTTTCTCTTTTAGATGCCATCGGGACACAGGGGTTGGATGGTTTCATAGGTAACATATTCAGTAGTGTCTTTAAGTCTGTAGGTGGAATATGGGATACCCTGACTTTCGGAGGATTCAGCAAACTCTTCGGTATTGGAGGAAACGAAAAAGAGGTGCAGGATACAATCAACAGACTCACGGACAGAAACGAAAAGTTGCAGTCTGCCATCGAATCCCTTACAGAAGAAATGAAATCCAGCAAGGGAAGCGAGAAATCCGTAGCAGAGTACAATAAAGCCATCAAGTATCAGGAGGAATACAACAAGAATGTCCTTTCAAAAGCGCAGGCCAATGCTGGCTATCACAGTAAACATCATAGCTGGGCCTATTACATGGGCTGGTCGGAAAGTGACATACAATGGATTCGGGAAAATGTCATGGCAGAGTTCACAGGTACAGATTCCTTGTGGCAGATGTCTCCGGAGCAGATGGATTTATTACGTCAGAATGTGGATTTGTGGCAGAAAATGGCCGATTCAGGGAAAGGAGGCTATGGGAATGGTGTCGTTGAAGCACTAGGTGAATATGCAGATCTGGCCGGAAACCTCGAAGAACTGAAAGAAGGGCTTTTCGAACAGCTTACCGGAATAAGTTTTGATTCCATGTATGACAGTTTCATAGATACTCTCATGGATATGGATGCCTCGGCGGAAGATTTTGCGGATAACCTATCCGAATACTTTATGCGTGCCATGCTTTCAGATAAAATCGGTAACATGTACAGCCAGAAGCTGGAAGACTGGTGGAACAGATTCGGTGAAAGTATGAAGGACGGAAACCTGAGTGAGAGTGAACGTAATTCACTCCAAAACGAATATATGGGGTACGTGAATGAAGCATTGAAACTACGGGATGAACTTGCCGCAGCTACCGGATACGACAAGGCTGGCAGCAGTTCCCAGCAGTCGGCCTCCAGCCGCGGATTCGGTACGGAAATGACGCACGAGGATGCCGGAGAACTGAGCGGTCGGTTCACTGCCGTGTATGAGTCCAATCTTCGTATTGAGACGGCAGAACAGCAGCAAACGATAGCTATTACCGAACTGCGAGGCTCCATCAGTGCCTTGACATCACAAGTGACCGGCCTATACAACATCGCCGACGAGACACGTACTATCCTGGCCAATTCCTATTTGGAGTTACAGCAAATCAGAGAGAACACAGGCGAAATTGTCAAACCTATCAAACAGATGCAGGCCGACATTGCCGAAGTGAAACGTAATACAGCAAGATTATGACAGGAGATTTATTTATTAACGGGAAGGATGCCTGGAGCACATGGGGTGTCCGCATGGGTGACGGTTTTCTCGATGCTATCGACGGATTCAATCAGATGAAAGACTACATTGAAGATGAGAGCCGTCTGGAGCACGGGAAGCGAATAATAACCGAAAATGCAAAAGTAGCATCGCGTGAAATCACTCTCCAGTTCACAATAGAAGGAGGCTCAGAAGGTGACTATCGGACAAAGAAGAAAGCCTTTCAGTCAGAACTGGAGAAGGGAGCCGTAAACATCAAAATCCCCGCTCTTGGGAGCGAAGTCTTCAAGCTGGTTTACCTGGGGAAAAGCATCTCTTACGGGTTAAGTATTGACAGGTGTTTCGGTAAGGTTTCAAGTAAGTTTTGCGAACCGAATCCCATGGACAGAAGCGAATAACAAACATTTCCTTTATTGTTTCAAATGGAAGTCCGGATTTTTAGGGCTTCCATTTGTTATTTATGAACTTTGGGGATATGATTGAAATTAAGGACATATCCGGAAAAACAAGGTTCTCTACCCCTATCAACAAAGGGGCGAAGGGAAAGTTTACACTGATGAAAGAGGACTACATCGTTCTCCCCTTTTCCGTGCCTGAACCTATATATTTTAAACTTGGTGACTATGTAGACCTTTCTGGGGTTCTGGATGATTCTCTGGGCGGATTACTTTCAAAAGCATATGAGGTAACTGACTTGCAGAAACCTTCTTTCAATGCTTCTACCGCTGGATATGATTATGAGCTGAAACTGGATGCTTACTACTGGAAGTGGAAAAACAAAATTTTCAAATACACTCCTGAACATGCTGGATATGAAGCGTCATGGTCTCTCACCGCAGCCCTTGATGTACAGCTTGGTGTGTTCTTACGTAACCTGAAAGCTTTGGGATATACCTATAAGGGAAAAGAATTCGTATTTGAAATAGATTCAACAGTAGAGAATAAGGCAGTTGCAATGACGTATGACAATATGAACCTGCTGGATGCCTTATTCTCAATGGCGGGTGAGGATAAGTGGAACTGTGATTGCTGGATAACGGACAACGTAATTCATTTTGGGCGAAACGAATTCGGTGATGCCGTGAAAATCGAGTTAGGGGCTGAAGCGTCTGCCATGACTCGCAGTGAGAGCAAAGGCACTTATGCCACCCGCATTTATGCATTCGGATCTACAAGAAACATACCTGAGAACTACCGTTCCATTGAAGAGCAGACGGTAGTAAACGGAGTTGTGCAAAGACGACTTATGCTTCCCGCTGGTACGCCATACATAGATGTGTATCCTGACATGAGCCAGGAAGAAGCAATTGAAGACATCGTGGTATTTGACGAGGTATATCCCCGACTTGAAAGTACGATGTCAAGTGTATCTACGAGGACGGAAACCGTTACAAATGAAGACGGAGGTCAGGAAACCGTGACTTACTATCGCTATCGTGATACTGGCCTGAATTTCTCCAAGGACTACATACTTCCGGGACAAGAGCTGACAATTATCTTTCAGTCCGGCAAAATGAATGGATTGGAGTTCGGTGTTATTTTTGACCCGGACAACAACGGAAGCCAGCTTTGGGAAATTGTCCGCAGCGAAGACTACGGACGTCCATTGCCGGATGATACCATATATCCTGAAAATGATGACAAGTATATCCTTTCCGGTTTTGATCCAAAGTTTGTTTCTGTACAAATGATTCCGGACGCGGAGCAGGAACTGAAAGAGAAGGCACAGAAGATAGCAGACCAGCGAAAAAAGGACGATGGTACATACTACACTACCCTCCGGTCAGAATGGGTTAATGAAGACAAGCTGAAACGCTTTTTCGAGTTCGGGCAAAAGATAAACCTGGTCAATAAAGCCTTTTTTGAGAATGGCCGTGAAAGCCGTGTTCTCGGATGGGAGTTTAACCTTGACATTCCATGGGATTCTCCGGTATATACTATTGGGGAAAGTATGCCCTACTCTCGCCTTAATGATGTGGAAGAGAAACTGGAGTCGATTACGTATAAAGGGCATACTTATGTTGGAGGCGGAGGAAGTAGCATATATGTGATTAAGACCAATGATTCTACTGCCCCATCGGACAGTAACGTATTTTCGGCAAAACGGTCACTTGCAACATTATTGAGAAAGGACAAGGAAGACCAGACAAACTATCTCATTAAGCTTCTTGGCGGTATCATATCTCCTTTCCTGGAATCAATTGACTTCGTGACCGGAATGATGGGTGCTGGTATGTCATTCTCTTCAGAAAAGGGCGGCGAGTCTGTCGGATGGATTGACAAACTGTACGTGCGCAAGAAAGCTATCTTCCAGTTACTTTCAATAATGGAGACCGAGCTGGCCGGAGCTTCCTTCATGTTCAACGCCAGCGGGGCCAGAGCAACGATTACTAAGGTCGAGTTTATAGAAAAAAAGGGAATTCGTTTCAAGGATGGTAAAGGAGTCAAGTTCTCAGACGGGAAAAGAGGTTACTCATCTCCTGGAACTTATGGTTCTGTTTATCGCTGTTACTTCCTTGCAGATGATGGTGAGAAAGCCATAGAAAATCGTTTTAAGCCAGGGAATTTAGTACGCTCACAGTCCTTTAATATTAAGGAAGGCGCGTATGACGGCGTATCCAATCACTATTGGTGGCGTCTGGTGGAAAATGTTGGTGATAACTGGATAGAGGTATCCGTGAATCATTGTGACGAAGGCAGCGACATACCGGCAGTTGGAGATGTGATGGTACAACTTGGAGACGTATCGGATACAGATTTTCAGGCTGCAATCGTGTTGTCTGCATACGGAGACGGTGCGCCTTCTCTTACCTTCTATCAGGGGATAAGTTCTTACTCCCTCTCCGGGAAAGATATAGTTTCAATCGGATATGATCGTCTAACTAAAGAAGGATACTTTAATGTTTATGGAAAGACATATATCGGTAATAGGGACAAGACAAATTATATCAGACTTGCTTCTGGAGAAATAGAGGTACGTGCAGCAAGAATATTGTTGTCAAATGGTGAAAGCGTTGTAGATGTAGCAGAGAAAAATATCTCAATTAAACTTGGTGCTACGGGTATTGACATCGAAAAAAATGAGATTGTTATTTCTTCAGATAAGTTTAAAATTAAAAGTTCTGAAGGGAAAGGAATAGCCGTGTTTACGGTTAAAAATGGGAAACCACTTCTTCTTACAGAGTGCATAGATGTAAACTCGTTAAAAGTGAAACATCTGGATGGTGCAGACGGTACATTTTCGGGTGAACTGAAAGCCGCTAAAGGTACTTTTTCTGGAACAATATCTGCCGATGGTGCTAAGATTGGAGGTTTCACTATAGACAACGGTTCCTTGAATTGGAAGGGAAGGGATTTTTTCGGCAATGATAGCAGGAGTATACGGATTGGTGTTCCTACGGATGATAACAGTGGTATGATTGACATAAACTTCAATGGTGCGACTGACGGGAAATTTGGGGTTAAAGTAATTGGAAGCAATGACGGTGGAGCATGTATCTATGCTTCAAGGAACGGTACTAGCAAGCCACATAGTTCTAATACTTATGCCGGATATTTTGACGGAGGAGTACATGTAAACGGAAATCTTTATACCAATACGATATTGTCTAATGAGTTCGGTACCGGATGGTCATTGCAAGCCGATGGATCATATACATACAAAAAAGGAGCAACGAGAACAATATCATGGACTATACAGAATGGTTCGATACCTTCAACGTATAAACTGGTTTTTGAAAATGGAATTTTAGTCGATTAATCATGAAAATAGATTTTAAGCAATTTAAGAAGTACACGAAGATAGATAAATCTGAATTCGTGGAGATTGATGTCAGAGAAATGTTTGCAGATAACATTTTCAATGTGACAGGAGTTGGTATTGCTGATTTAAAATTGGCTGAGAAAATTTTTTCCAGCGATGACGATACCGAATTTTCAGATGATGAAGTTAACAGGGTAAGACATCATGCAGCGTCGCTTCTTCCATGGTTTCTTGCTGGGCTTAATGATGCAATGAGATAATTATAATATACAATGTTGGTAATATCATTAATAACTATAAATTAAAAACAATTATGGCAGCAGAAGAAGATTTTGTATTAAGCTTTACAGGTGAAGAAACTGACAATCTATTGAAACATACAGAAAGTATGAAGAATCAGACAACGGAAGAAGATGGTGAAACGGTACAGGTGTACGATACAAACGGCGTGCCGCATAAGGTGTCGAAAACGGAGCTGCTGAAGAAGTCTACACTGGCTCTTCCAGAGCTGGAAGACATATCCGCTTTTGTGGCTGTTAATGCCGCCGGAAATGCTATCGGATTGATGACAAAAGAGCAGGTTGCGTCAGTCCTGGCGGGACTAACTGTTAGAAAGATGGAGTTAGGCTGGCTGACAGGATATACAAAATTAACGGATTATGCAGACTTTGGTACAATGCTTATATATATTACTGGTGATAATAGGCAATCATTAATAATGCTTTGCGATATTCAAAGAGTGATAATGTTACATGATGAACATAGAGATGATGAATTAGCTGTATACAGGAAAGAGGATGGAGGATATTATCTATATACAGCTAGTTATAACTTATATGCATATATTATTAGCTCTTCGTTTACTCTATCTATTGTTAAAGGACAAGATGGCAACGGGCTTATTAAAATCAATAGGGCCTAATATTATAATCGAGTCCATTTAAACTATGATTAAAATTCTCTCCACTCTCCCCATGAATTACCACCATTAGAAGACATACGGGTAAACCGTTTATTGTCATATATGGACATTGCTATTTGCGTGTGATATTCACCTTGACTGAAATATAATAAATTCCCATAAGTGAATAAATTGAAGTTAATAGTTCCTAGAGATATATTAATCATATATACCCTATTACTCAAACAATTATCCGGATTTATGACAATACCACTATCCCTGAACCAAGTATTGTTAATCCCAATAAGTTCCGCCAGGACTTATGGGTATGAATGAAAACAACTGAAATAAAGAAAGCTGTATTGAAAATTATTTGAGTGGTAGAAATTGGGTAGAAAATAGTAACTA